ATTAGGGTGTTGGATATTAACTCTGTAGGATTTGCAACCAATCTTTTGGGTGGAGCATTGAATAGCATTCCTTACCAAAGTGCGCCAAACACAACCCAATTTCTTCCAGCAGGAGCTAATGGTCAGGTTTTAGGATTAGTTGCAAACGTGCTGACTTGGGTCAATGCTCCAGCGGCATTAACTGCTGGTGGCATTGCCGGAGGGACGGCAGGTAATGTTTTATACCAAACCTCGCCAAATATTTCTGGTTTTGTATCAAATGGAACAAGTGGACAAGTCTTAGTTTCTAATGGAGCGGCATCTCCATCATGGTCAACGAATATTGCAGGCAACGCCGCAACATCGTCTGCTTGCACTGGAAACTCAGTAACGGCAACCACAGCCACTACTGCACTAGCCTGCTCTGGAAACTCTGCTACGGCAACCCTTGCTGCTACTGCAACAATAGCAAACGCTGTCACTGCCGGAGGCGTTCTTACGGCGATGATTGGAAACTCCCAAGTTACTGGAGCAAAACTAGAAACCATCACTGGTCTTTCTGCTGGAACATACGGATCTTCAACACAAGTTCCAGTTGTCACAGTAGATACCACTGGAAGGGTGACTGCAATCTCGCAGACATTACAACAATCTAATGTTCGTGTGTCTTTCTTTGCTGACGCATCTTATGGAGATGTTGGCTATACTGCATTTAATGCTGCCGGAATTCTGGTTGACAGCAATAATCTTGTCAGAACTATTGGGTTAAATAATCGCTATAGGCTCGGTCAGGGCATTGACAACTTAAATTCAACTGGAATTGGATTCTTTGTGGCTCAAGTTCCAAAAGCATCAAACGAGACTGTTACAAAAGTCATGATAACCTATGGTTCAATGTTTGTTCTTACAAGCCTTGGCAATATTTATTCGTGTGGTGCTAACGGGGCTGGTGTTCTTGGTGTTGGAGATACAGTAGATAGGTATACATTTACAAAAATCACTGGGATTACTAATGTTGCCGACTTTTGTGTTTCACAATCTGGAGCAGATCCTGACGCATACCATGCATTAGCTATAACCTCTTCAGGAGCTTTGTATGCATGGGGCAGCAACTCATCGGGTCAACTTGGAGATGGAACCACAACAAACAGGCCAACGCCAACGCTGATTTCTGGAGGAGCAATCTCTGGCAAAATACTTACTCGCTGCTTTGCATTTGGTGGAGGATATGGGTATTCATTTGTTCTGGATAATAATAATAACATTTACTCTACTGGAGCAAATGCTGTAGGACAGCTTGGACTTGGTGACACAACTGACAGAAATACTTACAACCAAGTAACATCTCTTAAGGCATCTGCTGTCTACGCATCTGGCGCAGTAAACACAACATACGCTCAGTCATCTACATATATTGTATGGAATGGTGCTGTGTGGGCTACTGGAAGAAATGCATCTGGACAACTTGGTGTTGGAGACGTAATTGACAAATCATCATTTACATCAATTTCTGGCCTTGCAAATGTTTCATCTTTGACTATGAGCAACCAGTACGCAAACGCTGGAACATCAGTCGCTGCACTTCTTACTGATGGAACAATTAGGTCTTGGGGGCGAGGAACTGAAGGGGCATTAGGTACTGGCTCTAATTCAAATGCATCAACTCCACAAACCCTCTCTGGAGTTTCTGGTTTAACATTTTCAAAAATACAATATTTTGGAGACTCAAATTCTGGAGGAGCAAATCTAATTGCCCTTACTACAACTGGTTTAATTTATGTTTGCGGATACCAAGGTAGAATTTATGGCGATGGTGGGTCTATTTCTACAAATAGAAATGTGCTACAACCATGCCGTCAACCAATAGCAACGCTATTTAGCGATTTTAGAGTCATGGGTCTTCAACCAAATCCTGTTGTTTATGCCAAATCAACTATTGGGGAGTTGTGGACTTGGGGATATAATAATTATTGGCAAACATCCACATCATACGGAACAAATGTATCCCTTCCTCAACGAGCTTTCCTAAATTAATTAACATTTATTAAAATGGCTGATCCACTCCCTCCAAATCCATTTCCATTCCTAACTCCATCCTATGCCGGAGGGCGTAATAGCATCTGCCGAGCTGATACTCCATACCCTAGCGTTTCACATGAGAGCGTTCCTAGCCAGATTGACAACCTTACTAATGCGCTGTATGGCGCAATTACAAAAACCGTCCAGAATGGTCGTGTGATCTGGAATATCCCTTGCGATCCTACTACATCGCCGTCAACTATTTTAGGTGTATCTCGCAATACAAACGAAGGTCTTCTTTGCTACATAACTAGGGCATTGAATACAGCGGTTCCCAATGCGTTTGTTACAATTGATGGGATTCAGACACTTACCAATAAGACGCTGACAGCTCCTATTATTAATAGCCCTACCATTAATAATCTTACTGCAACTGGAACGCTTTCATTGCCGTCTGGCTCTATTACTACATCAATGATCGCTAATGGGTCTATTATTGACATTGATATATCTGCATCAGCGGCTATTGCCAATAGCAAATTGGCTGGAAACCCAGTTAGCACAAATACAGCATCTACAATTGTATTGCGTGACGGATCTGGAAATTTCTCTGCTGGAACAATTACTGCATCACTTTCTGGAACATCTACAACATCAACGAATGTTTTAGGAACAACTACTAATGATAATGCAGCCGCTGGTTATGTAGGTGAGTTTGTAAATTCAACTGTTTCTGTCGGATCTGCCATTTCACTTACATCTGGAACAACTGCAAATGTAACTTCTATTTCGTTGACAGCCGGAGATTGGGATGTTCGTGGTCAGGTTGATTATCGTGCAGGAGCAACTACTAGCATTACAATTTTAAAACAAGGAATTAGCACTACATCTGCAACTTTAGGGGCGCAAGATACATTTACTACTAATGTATTTGCAGCCGTTGTTCCAACTGCGTCAAATGACATTGGCAATACATTCAGACAGCAAAGAATTTCACTTGCATCAACCACAACTATTTACCTTGTATCAAACGCAACATTTACACCTAGTACGCTTTCTGCCTATGGAACTATTACGGCGCGAAGAGTGCGATAGAAACCATACAAAATTATGCCATACACAACCAAAGCAAATATCCCAGAAGGGTTCACTGATCTCAGCGAGAAGTTAGAACCTTATGAATCCACAGCAATGGATACCGCTGAACAAGATCAAGGAGAGCGTGTTCACTACCCTTCACTATACTTCCAGAATGCTGAAGCACTAAAGAGTCTCCCAAAGGAAGGAACTGCCGTGATTCACTTTAAGAAAGTAATGGAGAAGACTATTACGCAAGAAATTAATGGTAAGTCTGAAACCAAACATTGCGTTGAGTTGCAAATCAATGGTATTAAGGCAGGAGAAGCTAATGAGTCATCCAATGAATCAAACAAACCTGACGATGACGATGCCATCGAAAAAGGGCTAGAAGCTGCATCACAATCCACAACCGACAAAGACTAATACTATGGCTAACGACCGCACAATGCCCCCCAGCGAACAACCTGACCCCGCTTCTTCTGGAGCAGGCCCAGCACCATCCTCAGACATGGCTCCTTCCGGCCCTGAGATGCCCCCACAAGGCGGCGGAGACGGATCGGTAATGGTAACGATGCCAAAGGCCGCATTTGACGCTATGCACGCTCTTGTGTCTCAGCTTGCAAGTGGTCTTGACCAACTCAAGCAGGGCGTTGAACAACAAGCATCTGGCGCAGGCGCACCCCCAGCCGAAATGCCTCCACAAGCCCCAGAAGGTGGAGCAGGTGGTGGCGCAGGCAGCGACGACGAGTTCCTAAAGGGTCTTGCCCAAGAGGGTAGCCAAAAATAACCAAAACTAAATGTTCGTCAGCGAGATAATTGACGAAGCCTCTGAAATTCTTGGAACTACTGATCAACCCAAGATTTTCAGAAAGCTAACGGAGGCGATTCAGACTCTTATGGAGTCTGGACACTACTTCCATATCAATAACGAGGTAGATGTCTGCACTGGTTGGGATAACCAGACTGTAACTCTCCCTCGCGGCATTGAAGTGCCTCTAGCAGTCAACGTCGATGGCTCTCCTACTTATTTTAGGAGTCGCCTGTTCCAGTACAACGTCAACAAAGGTGGAGTCTATAGCGGAGTTAATTGGGCATGGGATGATCGCGGTTTTGTTAGCACGATCATGGACATCCGCCAACCATCTCAGCTAATTGCAGTTGCTGAACATGAAGCAGATGCAGGCGTTCAGCTTCGCGTTATTGGAACAGACGGCAACAATAGGGAGCTACGCACGCAATTGCCTAATGGAACTGGCGTTGATGGCGTTCTTGTAGGGGTTCACGCAAAATCTGATTTTCCATACGGAACTATCGAACCAGATGGTGTTACTCTACAGACGCAATCGGCAAAAGTTTCACCAATAACGAAGTTTATTTCCGCAATAGCTCACCAGTTTGTTTCTGGTCAATCTGCCGTTCTAAGCCTTGGATCTGGAGTCACAAACAGCATCTTGATTGCAGGACAGACGTATTACATTGGATCAGATGATGCCAATACCATTCAGCTTTACCAGACAGAGCTAGACGCAGAATCTGGTAATAATCCTATTTCGTTACAGAGCATAGTCAACCCAACCCTCGGTACAGTTACACTAACCGACAAGAGGCCGATCAATCTACTTACTTGCGTCCAACTTCAGTCAACTCCAACTATCACAATTGGATCTCCAAATGAAGTGACGTTTTCTGTTGGATCTGGAGCAGGATTTGCATCGGCACTTCCATCGCCACTAGCAGCAAACACAACGTATTTTGCACAGAGCTTGGACGCTACAGACCTTCAAATCTATGGATCTATTTCAGATGCTCAAGCAAACAGTAATCCAGTTCTTCTGTCCGGCAATAGCGGAAAATTCAATGTCGATATTCGCAACGCAATTGCACCAGTAACAATTCTTAACTTCCCAGTTCCTCACTATTTTCAGACTGGGGATCAGGTTCAAGCGTACACTGCTGGAGGAACGCTACCACAACCACTTATTCAAGGTCAGAATTACTTTGTATATGTGATTAGCTCGACTTCTGTATCAATACATACAAACGCTACTGACGCATTTGCAGGAACTAATCCAATTATCCTTATTACGTCAGGATCTGGAAACAATTCAATTGTTAAGCTAATAAACGCAACCGTGAACATCGGTGATACAAGCAACATTACAGCAAGTGGATTCAATCTGATAGCTCCTGCTGGTTCTGGAGCTGCTGCTACTGGAGTTTCTGTTGGTGCTGTTACAAGTGTAACCGTAACATCTGCCGGAGTCGGGTATACTACACCACCTCAGGTTACATTCAGCCCACCGCCAACTCCTCCTGCTGGAACAAGTCAAGAGACAAGGACTGCCCAAGGGTATGCCATAATGATATTGCCAGCCGTTCCAACTGTTCCAATAACTTATGTTGTTGGATCAATTGTAATTACAGATGGAGGACTTGGATACATTACACAGCCATCAATTACGATAGGCGCACCATCTGGCCCAACAACAGTACCAACAACTGTGCCAGCAACAGCAATAGCAAATGCTACTATCACAAAGTCCTTTGTATCTTATTTTAACATTGTTTCGGGCGGATCTGGATATACAACGCCGCCTCAGGTTACAGTAAGCGGATCTGGAGGAAGCGGTGCTACAGCTATTGCAACCGTTGCCAATGGTCAGGTTACAAGTATTAAGGTCGTTACTGAGGGAACTGGATACACATCTAATCCATCTGTAAATATTACTCCATCTACTGGAGTGTTTGTTGAGTTTGCAAGCACTGGGACTCTTCCATCCCCCCTTAAATCTGGAACTGCATACAGGGCTGAGGCTCCATTAAATGCTAATGGCACATTCACAATTAAAGATTCTTCATTCAATCCAGTAACAATTACTGACACTGGATCTGGAACATTCTATCTTCAACTCAGTAGGACATTCTCTGTTGGTTTCAATAACCTTTGGACTGGTAATTTCAACGGAGTTGCAAATGGATCTTTGGTTTACCTTTCATCAGATTATCTTTTCCCGACAATAAGCCCATCTGCTACGTCCGCATATATTGAAAAAATAGCCGGATCAAATACACTGGCAAAACTCTATAGCGCATTGCCATCTTGGGGTTCTGGAATCACTTTCCCAATAACTACAGGAAGCCCATCTTCTGCAATTAAGATAACAAGTGGAGGCAGTGGATACACAGTTGCACCAATAGTTTCCTTTGTTGGTGGAAGTGGAACATATACAACTCCTCCAACTGCGAATTTAGATTATCAAGTGACTTCATATACCATAACAAATGGTGGAGCTGGATATGTTACGCCTCCTAAAATCACAATCTCTGGCGGCGGCGGCAGTGGTGCAACTGCTAGTGCATTTATTACTGGCGGAGTTGTGACTTCTGTTCAGATTCAATCACAAGGAACTGGATATACTTCGGGAGGAACATTATCTGTTGCTGTTGATGCTCCACCATCCGGCGGCACTCAGGCAGTTATAGCATTTGCAATTACTGGAGTAGTCGCATCGGTAAATGTAACTGATGGAGGGACTGGATATTCAACTCTCCCAAATGTCGTATTTACTAATGCATCTGGAGATACTACTGGTTTTGGTGCTTCTGCTTACATCCAAGATAGTGCAATCAACGTGGTTACACTTGGATCTGGTCAGTCTTACTATGGGATTAGGTTTGCGGCCTATGCAAAGGCATACCAAGCTACTTCTGGTGGCGGAAGCCTTCTAACTCCTAGTTCGATTCAGTACCTATCGCAAGGTGCTGGAGTAACATTTACAACAAGCGCAACCAATGGAACGGATGGATTGCCTGCTCCTATTTCAGCATCCACAACATATTCAGTACAAGTTACTGGAAATAATGTTACGTTACTTGATCCTAGCAATAACCCAGTAATCTTTGCATCTGGCGGAATCCCCACGCTGTCTACTGGTCAGCTATTCATGAATATCGTTAGGCAGTTTACGGCATCGCCTTCAACTTCGCTTATATGCACAAATTCAACTTTTGAGACGGGTCAGCAAATCACAGTGCGTGCAAATACTGGTGACAGCTTGCCTAACGGACTGCTTTCGTCGGCTCAATCAACTACAAATGTAATTGGTACGACAACTCAGTATTCATCCAATCTAAGCCTTAATAGCACAGCAGCTTTAAGCGTTGGAATGACCATATCTGGACAAGGAATACCAGTTAATACGACGATTACAGCGATTGTAGACGCATACAACGTGACAATGAGTAGCGCGGCAAATCTTACTGCCGTAAATTCTACTTACAGCTTCTCGTTCTACTATTACGTTGGATTCAATGGCGGATATGTCCAGCCAGCTAATCAGAACACTTTTAATGTCTACAACTCCTACAACAATGCCGTTGCTGGAACCTCTACTGGCCTTGTTTCAATTTACTCTACTGGTGATACCGTACAAAGTAGCTTCTTTGTTGATTCAATCCTTCCACCTACGCTTGTTAAGAGCATTCTGCACATTGAGAAGCCCATAACTGTAGGTTACGTCAGCCTATACGCTTATGATTACGGACGTAGCAACGACATGGCATTAGTTGGTCAGTATCACCCTTCTGAGACAAACCCTAAGTATCGCCGCATAAGGATTGGAAAGCCATGTGCATGGGTGAGGATCATTTACAGGATGGCTCACCCTACGATCACTAGCGTTTACGATTACATCCCAGTAGAGAACACTCGCGCAATCATGGCAGCAGTTCACGCTGTAGACCTAGAGGACAAGGATTTCGAGGAGCAAAGCAACAAATATTGGGCAAAGGCACTTGCATATCTTCGTAACCAACACGAAAGCATGACTGGTCACGCAATGGAGCCAATACAAGTCAATGGATTGACTTATGGCGACATGACAGATCCTGTAATCGATTCTATCTACGGCGATATTGTTGGATAATGAAAAGCCCAAATATCACTTCCGGCAGGCAAACTAAGTCTACGGCAGCGTGGATTCATGGTGTAAATTCAGTTCGTAATCCTTGGACTCTTCCAGAGGATCAATTCAAGTGGGGCGTTAATGTAAACTGCCGTGGCGGATTAGTACAGACACGCAATGGGTTCAAGATGCGCCTTTCGCTACCAAAAGGAAACTTTCAGGGAGGAATTATCTTTAACGCAAATAAGCAGTATCAAAATGCCAGCACAGTTACTAATCTGTCTGGCGTTACTATTAGCAACGAGGCCGCTGTATATGATGTAAACGGAAACCCTGTTGTGGCATCGGATATTCCATACGCATTGTTCTGCGTTGATGGGAAGGTTTACTATTCTCCATTCCCTTTGACTCAACCTGACAACTGGGACTCTTACTTGCTTTCAAATATCCGGCTTGATCCAAACATTAAGAAGGTAAACTTCGTTATTGGTACTCAAACAGCAACTATTGACAACAATACAAATAGCACAGTTGTTCCATCTCATCGAATTGTTATTATCCAAGATGGGATCAATCCGGCTGGATACTGGGACGGTTCAGATAGGACTGGTCAAGTATCTAGTGATATGCCAATCGGCTATTGGATGGCATTCTCTGGCAACAGACTATGGGTAGCAACTGGGAACATCATTGCGGCATCTGACTTAGCTAATCCTTTGGGATGGGCTGAACGAAATGAAGGTGCTGGTCGCGGAGACTTCAGTGTTGCAAGGCCAGTTACAGGAATGCGTGATTATGTGGGTCAAAACAACGATACAAAGCTGTATGTGTTCACCAATCAGTCAACGTATTCACTTTCAAGTGGCGTGCTTGATCGCGCACAATGGCCTAATACTCCTAATTTCCAAGCTACTCTTTACCCTACCATTGGATGCGTTGCAGGAGACAGCATAGCGTTCCAAGCTGGCATGATGTGGTGGTACTCTCAGGGCGGATTAGTAAGCGTTGACGTTGCAGCCGCTTCATACTTATCTAGTCAGGTTCTTTTCAAAGACATTGAGATGGCAAAGGCGAAGCGGCTTATGGCATCTGATGTCAGCGGTATTTGCGCCGTTTCATTTGAGAATTATTTGCTTTATTCAATACCATACTTAGAGCCTACGAATAGCGTGACAATGGTTTTGGATTACGCTTCAGCATCGGAATGGAACCAATCAAAGTCGCCTGCATGGAATGGTGTGTGGACAGGAATACGCCCAATTGTATGGTCAAGTAACGTAATTGATAGTCAGACTCGCGTATTTGCTTTCTCGGTTGATTACGCAAGCACGTCCGATGGATCTTTCAACCATATCTGGGAAGCATTCATGCCAGAAAGATATGATACCTACCTGCAAATCAACCAAGGCGGCAGGACTGAGGAAAGAGTGAATCGGATTTACTGCCAAATGGAAACGGGCCTTCTAGGTGACGCAATGGACATGAAACAGATGGTTTACGGAGAGCTTGATTGCTCGCAAATCGCCGGAACTGTTGACGTTAAGGTTTCCTATAGGGGAACTAGGGGGTCTTATTCAGAAATCCTCAATACGAGGCTCCTAGCCGCAACTGAGGGGTATCAGTACAATACAAGCAACTATTCCAAGCAAATAGACCAACTTGGAATACTTCAGACTCAAGCAAGAAGGCTAGTTACAGAAAATGTCTCTAGATCAGGAGGTAAATCTTGCGAATCGAATTACACTTACGATGTGGACAAGGCATTCAGCTTCCTAACTGAGTGGTGCGGAGCAATGGCGATTGATTCAATACGGATGTTCTTAGATCCTTGGCCTGATCTTTCTGTTGGAAAGCCAAGCTACAACGAAACTCAATATTGTGTCGTTGGAGAAAACGGATCTAGCGAGTTAATTGACATAAACCTTGCGCCCGTAGAAGTAGCAGCCAATGCACTGAATTCATGGTCTAGCACACAGACAAGAACCGTGACATATCGAGGGTGTTCTCCGGCTGTATCGGTAACGGCTACTGCTTCATACGTCAGCTACACATCATTGCTTGACGCACAGACTCAGGCTGGAAATCTAGCATCTCAAGAGGCCCAAAACTCTGTAAACAACTACAGAGCTACACACAATTGCTAAGATGCCATCTATTATTACAGCCAGCCAGCCGATTAGCGTATTTCCAAACCTGTACATCAGCCCGTATGGAAATGATGGCGTAATTCCGTTGTATTCTAGCATTCCGATTTCTTATCAAACATCTGGAGATTGCCTTCCTTGCGTATTGTGCGGAAACTCAGTAATTCGCCAGCAAGTTGTTTCTCAAGAGGCTCAGAACCTACAACCAACACTTGCTAATGGTGTTCAGATTGCTGTAGGTGTTTAATCCATGAGATCATCCATTAATTACAAATACATAGCACCAAACACACAAGAATTTCAACAGCTACAGACATTTGCTAAGTCTTTTGATCATGAGATTACGCCACATCCCAACATTAGCGTTTATGCCCACTATCGGGATGATATTTGCTTCGGATACAGCGATCATGTGTTTGTTCCTACTATTTATCCAGCTTTTCATCCGGCATTAACTAGGCCAAGGGACGTTATTCAAGTTATGAACGACTGGAGAACACACACACAGCTTTCTGGAAAAGTTAGCTATATTGGTGTTCCAATTGAAACAGACACTCACCGAATGAACTTCCCAGAGGATACAATGAATAAGTTAGGACTTGTCAGATTGAAAAGAGAGATATACTCTCCAGCTTAATTATGGGCGGCTCAAATCCACAACCTTCTCAGTATATTCCCAAGCCAAATGATGATCTGGCTATTGCACAGATGTCTAATCAATCACAATTAGGTCAGAATGCATTAGCTAACCAAGCGGAAATGCTTAAACTCACTTCTGCAATTCCTCAGACTGCATATACTCCTGATGTCTATGGCCCTACTGGTCAATTAGTTCAGGCAAACAAGGTTGCGGCAATTAATGCTGCAAATAGCCAAAAGCTAGAGCAAGCTCAGAATCCTTACGCAGCACAGGCTAGGGAGGGACTTCAAAAGATGGCAGCTCAAGACGTTTCTCCAAACTATTGGCAAAACACAATGAGCCAATACGGAAAGCAGACTGGACTTACTCAATAGTATGGCTAACGAAGATTCCGCACCTAGCTACTGGCAGAACCAGCTTAATAACTGGACTAAAACTAAGGGTCTTGAGAATTACCTTGGTTCCGGCCTGCAAGACAGCACAGTTGGACGTAGTGGTTTTTTTGATCAAGCAACGGCGCAGGGACAGGCTCTTCGTGAGGCTGGAGCAAGGCAAGCACAAGGAATCATCGGTCAAGCCCCAGTAGTAGGAATTAACCCGTCTTCTGGAGCAGAACAGCTTCAGGGAGCCAGCGCACAGCAGGCAAAACAAGGAGTTGCAGGAATTAATGCAGCCGTTCAAGGCGCACAGGGACAAGCTCAGTCAACTCAGGATTGGATTAACCAAATGATGGGATCTCAATCGCAAGCAGTAAACGCACACAACCAAAACTGGCAGAATTATCAACAGGCCATGTACACAGGAGCAGTTAATAATGCAGCATCAGATAATGCCTCTAAAGGACAAATGATGCAAACTGGCGGTGCGGTTGCTGGAGCAGCTTTAGGGGCGGCAGTAATAATTTAATGACAAACACATACACACAAACATTAATCACTCAAACAAAAGAAAAAGCAAAACAATGGATAAATAGGTGGCCTAAATCGGCTATCTTGTGGAGTGGAGGAAAAGACTCTACTGCATTGCTTCATTTTCTTAAATTTGAATGTGATATTCACCTCCCAGTAATTCAATTTAGGGAACCTTTGTTTCGTGAGCGTTATTCGTATAGCGACAAGCTAATAAAAGATTGGGATCTTGAAATGTATGAGTACCCGCCGTCAAAGGTAGCATTAGCTGATGGGCCTGATGTGAATACAGGCGAGATGCGCTTTGATCTATTGAAATATCAGCAATGGGGAGAAAGAAGCGTTGTTTTATCTCTTGGAACAGAGCGTCCTATTGGTGATGAAAAGTACCTTTGCGGAATAGATTTTCTAGGCCGTCCTACAGGCAGTTTTAATTGGCCTTGGCAGGGTGTATTCATCGGAACTAAGCAGTGCGATACCGATCTTATTAAGGGTCACGTTCCCATGTCTCAAGACATCAGATATGCAGAAGGATCTCCAATTAGTTTGTATTTGATGCGTGATTGGGACGACGATCAAATTTTTTCATGGCTTGTAGATAACGGAGTATGCCCAGATATGGACAGGTATGAATGCATTGAGGGCAAATGGGGTCACAAGGCCGACAAAAGCAAAAATGCAGACTATATCCCTACTTGTCTTAACTGTATTGACAGACACCAAGCTGGCAAACCAGCATACTGCCCAAAGCTAAAGGCAACCATTAGCAATATGTCGCATTTGGCTCCTTATGAGGACGTTGTTTTTGAAGATCTTGGATTTAGGCCAATCTGGAACAAATAATGTACGATTGCCAATCTTGTGGTGCTTGTTGCTCTCACAGGTGGTCATGGCCTTTACTTAAAAAAGATAGGTCAGACGCTAAGAATATACCAAAGGAGCTTGTTCGTGAAGATTACCCATTAATGAAAACTATAAATAATAGGTGCGTTGCATTAAGTGGGGAAATAGGGTGCAATGTTTCGTGCAACATATACAACGACAGGCCATCAGCTTGCCAAAAGTTTGAATCTGGATCTGATCTCTGTAAAGAGGCTAGAGCAAACGCTGGCTTAAAAGTATAATTAATATTGATCTATACTTAGAAACCTATTAGTTTTCCAAGTTATGGGAGGAGCCAATCCAAACGATCAAATTACTGCAACACACCTTGATTTTAACAAAGGTGATGGCAATGGCATTCCTGTAGCATCAGTAGATAAGAAATGGGATGTTCAAAGCGCACATCCAGAAGCCGTGACACAAGGAATAATTAAAGGAATTGGTTCATTAGCTACATCGGCTATTGGTGCTGGTGCAGGAGCAGCTGCAAAAGGTGCTGGTGACGCAACAACAGCATCACAGGCAACTGGAAATGTTGGCCCAGTGGCATCTAGCACACCATCACCACAAGGATTTACAGATGCAGTTCAATATATGCGCCGTCCATCTATGCAAAACTACATGGATATGAACGCCCCAGAGAAATTTTCATTCAACTACAACCAATAACCAATACTACTATGGGTGGATCAGGAGGAGGAGGAGGGCAACCAGCACCAGTACAAGACAATAGCGCAATGATTGCGTTCTTGTCCCAGCAACAAGCGCAACAAGCAGCAGCACAAGCGGCTGCCCTTAAAGCCCAACAGGAAGCCGTATACAATGCGTCCGTTCAATCTGCCACTACAGCAGGTCAGCAGGGCGCACAGCAGGCCCAACAGCAGCTTGGATTGCAAAACCAATATCAGCAGGCACAAGATGCGGCGGCGTTGCAGGCTCAGAACGCTGCGGCTCAAGGGCAAGGTGCATCAGCGGCAGGTGGCGGATTTGATCTTGCGGCGGCTCAAAAGAACCAGATGTCAAACTTAGGAGCAGGAGCTGGATACCTTTCACCTACGGCAGCTAATCTTTCATACGCTCCAAAAACAATGAATCCTGCGGCTACTACAGCAGCAGCTCAGACACCATTAGCTAATGCTGGAGTTACTGGTCAAAACCAAATCGGCAAATCTTCCACAACCACATTTGGTGGATATTAATATGGGAGGGCATGGAGGAGGGCAGCCAGCCCCAGCACAAGCACCAGATAACAGCGCAATGATTGCTCAACAGCAGTCGGCTGCTAAGGCTGCTGCTGATGCGGCGGCTACCGCTGCTTTGCAAAAGCAACAACAGGCCGAATACCAAACAAGGCTTACTGGCGCACAGGACGTAGCAAAAGTCGGATCTCAACAGGCTCAATCACAGCTCGCAAGCACTGGACAAGCTCAACAGGCTGAACAAGCTCCAATAGCGCAGGCGGCATCGCAAGCCGGAGGATCTGGATTTAGCATAGCTGGAGCAAAGCAAGCGGCACTTGGATCAGTAGGTGGCGGCGGTGGAACATCAATTGCCCCTACAAATGCAGCGGCTCAGACAGCAAACACAGGCACTGGAGGACAAGCAGCTAAGGCCGCAAATATGAACCAGACCAATAACGCAACTCAATTTACGGTTCCACAGACAGACGGCATTAAATTCGGCGGCTCCTAAAAATTATGGCACTAGAAACGCAAGGTTATCAATTTCAGGCTACAACTCCTGACCTTTCAAGAGAATATCCTCTTACCTCGTTAAAGGCCTTGTCGTTTTCTGGTGGTGGAAATAGCCCATTGAATGTTCAGCCACTTGCCGGATGGAAGGTTGAGTCAGCTCACCCTGAGAATGTAGCTATTGGAGCAATTCAAGGAGCTGGTGCAATTGGTCAAGGAATTACGGCGGCATATCTCAGTAAGCAGGCAAAGAAAGAGGCCGCTGATGCATTAGCTAAGTCTCAAGCTCGCGAGGATTTGTTGCTTCAAAATCAATACAATCAGCAAACAAAACTTGCAGGAATTAAATCATCAGAATCTGAAGCAAGGCTTCAAGAAGTCATCCGTCACAACCAAGATATGGAGGCTCTACGAGAAAGGATTGTTGATGTAGGAGCAAATAAACATCCAACAGCACCATCTATCCGAGGAGGAATTGCTCCAGATAAACAAAAACTGCAGAAATCAGGATCTCAACAAGAACCAATCTCTTCCGATCCTAATGACTTAATTCCTAAAGATGAATATTACAATAATCTAAAAGGTGTTGGAGATACACCACCACTCCCAGCTTCAGATTTTTCAGGAAAACCATTGGGACAAATATCAGTTCCAGATATTGAAAAAGCAACGATTCAATACAATCCTCTTAATATTAGTACAGACACGCAATATCTGACTACATCAGGTTCAAATCCCAATGTTCCTGTAAACCCAGCTACAGCAAACCCTAATTTCCCTTACGATCTTCAGGCGATTGACCCAAGGCAGGTTGTTTCAGCGGCACAGCAGTTTGGTCAGCAAACAACGCCTGTCCAGCAACAAGTTCAGGCTCTTCTTTCGTCAATTCCTCCGGCACAAGTTGCACAATCTCAACAAACTCAAGCAATGCAAGGAGTTGCTCCTGTCGGAGGAATTGTTGCAAAACCCGTTGTTCCTGCTTCTTCTCAAGTTGCTGAAAAGACTCAAGAACCTGAAGCAATACCAGAGTTTGATCGCATTATTGGTGTAGATAAAATGATGCCAGAGCAAGATGCTATTGACATAAAAAATTATGCCAGATCAAAAGGAATTATTGAGCCTGAAATTAGGCAGGATGATAATAATCCAAACAACTATAAGGTTATTTGGCCAACTACAGCACAGCAACTTGAGATGGTTAGAAATAAACAAATAGAAGCAGATAAACAGCAAAAGCATTCTGACGAAATGGAAGTCAAATATGGCAATATGCTAATTCGTAATCAGCGTGCATTTAGGACAGATAAACCTATTATGAATTATCTTGATAAAGGCAGTCCTCGCTCGATGCTTTCTCCTTTTATATCCGCATACGAGGCAGCAAAACTGCGTCCACAAGCACAAGGGGCAAGTGATATTGCCATGCTTGATTCTTATGCTCGCGCAATGTCTGGAGGAAGGGTTACAGAAGGACAGGCAAATCTTATTTTGCAAGCAACTAGCGTTGCTCAGAAAATGGAAATTCTCACAGGAAAACCATTTACAGGAAAAGTTATTGCTCAAGATTTCCGCGATCAAATGCTACGAGAGCTTACTGAAAATGTTAACATTTCTGCTGATCAGGCAAACAAACAAGTAAGTTCATATAAAGCTGCCCTAGAAGCAGGAGGAATGCCTCATCAAAAGATTACTCTAAATTATTTCCTTGGAGGACATACTCCAGAAACTCAACTAATAGTTAAATCTGATGCTGTTGATAAGATTAAATACAACGCAAACCTCGTTAAGGATCTTTTAGAAAAAGAAAAGACAGTAGATCCTGATTCCGCATCACTTTTGAGAAAACAGATAGAATCACTAAAAACAGAGGCAAAAATATTGCATGACAGGCTTCTAGATGAGGCGGATACAGACAGCTCTATTCTTGGAGCAAAGTCAATGAGGGATATTCATCATCTTGAAGGATGGACTGGCGGTGATGTGAATTTAACAGAAATGAATCAATAATATTATGAGTACATCTAACACAAATTCACAATCTACCTCTGGTTCTTCAGATTTGGATTTCATGAATAATCTTGCCGATTCCGCTGAAAAAACCCTTAAGAGTTCAGATAAAACCAGTTCACTTACTAAAGAGCCAGTAACAACGCCAGAAGGAATGGCTGGTGCAATAGTTCGTGGAGCAGCCCCTACAGCAATTACAGCCGTACTAGGTGCTATTGCTGGATTGCCAGCAGGAATGCCACTTCAAGGCGCAAAGATTGCGGCAGGAATCCCTGCTTATGGAGACATGATGGTAAATTCGCTTAATAGCGTTCTTAAAACTCACTACACGACTCCTAGTGATGCTATTACGCATCTTCTAGACAAGGCTGGAGTACCAGAACCAAGATCTCATGCCGAACAGATTGCATATCAGTTTTCAAAAGGTGGATCTGAAGCCGCAGGAGCGGCTACTAGCGCAGGAATGGCTGGAGAGGCCGCATATCTTGCTAATAGTCCCATAGCAAAAGGCGTTATGGCTGCTCTTGGCAAGAATCCGATAGAACAGACCGCAGCAGGGGCTGCTTTGCAAGGTGGAGCAGAGGCCGTTAAACAAGCTGGAGGGAATGTTCCTGCACAGATTGCTGTGCCGACTGCTGGATTGGTTGCAGCAACTAGTGGAAAGGCTTTAATCCCCACTTTATTTAGGGGTGGAGCAAAAGCATTAGAAGGAATCGTTCCTGCAACTATTAAAGCAGTTCGCGGCAATCAACCAGCATCAAAAGCTCTTGCACAAGCCGCTGCTCCTGCACCGCAAATCCAAGAAGCTGCAAAAGCACTTGGATTAGAGAATCTTCCAACTGAGTTCCTAACTCAAAACAAGCCATATCAAGCAATGGTTCAGACTGTTAAAGCAATGCCTAGCTCCCAGATTGCACGGGAGCAAGAATCGGCATTGCAAGATGTAGGTGCTAGATCAAAACAACTGATTGAGGATCTAGGAGGGACTACAGACCTTTCGCAGTTAAGCTCTGATGTAAAAGACAAGATGCTGAAGACTGCCGAGGATCTGAAGGGCCAATCTGAAAAGCTGCATACAGAACTAGACAAGAAAATCCCGCCATCTACGCAAGTCTATCCAGATCAGACCCTAACCTTCCTAGAACAACGACTAAAAGAAAGGCAAGGAAGAGTTGACCAACTAACGCCATTTGAAAGGGATTTAATGAAGGCTATCAAAATCCAGAAAAATGGAACTATGCCTAGCAGGGCTATTCTTAACGACTGGAGGAAGGAAATTGGAAGGGCAACTAATGTTCAAGGATATTTCGGACGCGAAGATGAAGGTCTTGCAAAAAAGTATTATAGTCTTTTGAGTGAAGACGATTACGCCAACCTTGAGAAACTAGGTCATAAAGACCTTGCTCAACAAGCAAGGGAAACATCTCGCACACAAAAGGAGCTAGAAGGAAACATTGAGAACCTTTTTAACAAAGAGGTGACAAAGAGCCTTTCTGGAACACTTCAAGGCGGAATCACAGCTTTGTCAAAGGGCGACGAGGACAAGTTTATTAATCTGATTAATGCGTTACCTGAAGATTTGCGTCAAAAGGTAGCAATTTCTGGTGTTTCTCATGCTTTTGGGCAAGCAACGCAAAATGGATCTCTCAATTTCAATACCTACTCCAAATGGTATGAAGGTCTTAAAAACACCAACAAGAAAGCATATCAGACGCTGGTTGATAACCTTCCAGAAGGAGCTGCCGATCATCTGGAAAATCTCTACAAGGTTTCCAAAAACATCGACAATGCTCTAAAGAAAGAAGTTCGCACAGGGCTGATTTCGTCCTCTGCGTTTAAGGATGTACCTGAATCTATGGCAACAAAAGTATGGGATGCCGCAAAAACTGCCATGATGGGAGGATTTGCTGGATCTTTGGTAAGCTCTGCCTTTGGTCAGCATGGTCTAGGATATGAGATCGCTTCAGCAGTCGCCGGAGCAGGAACTAGGGCATTCCAAGCAAATAAACGTGATATGTTTGCTGATGCAGACAGATTCTTAACTTCCCCAGAGTTCAGAAAGCTAGTTTCTGCAAGCCAAGCAAACCCAGAATTATTTACGCAAACAGCGGCACAAGTCGAAAAATCATCCGCATTCAAGAAATACGCTGATGCAGTAGGAATCCCGCTTGCACAAAGGGCTGGTTTCTTTGCAAATATGGCAATGAATCAAGGGCAAGGTCAACAACAGCAGACGACAGCCCCGTAATGCCATGCCAGAACGCATTAGGATAGCTACTTATACCAATCCGCGCACTGGTGAGGTATCTCGCGGCGAAACACACCTTATTGCTAATCCTAACGCGCCACAAGAGGCTACAGACCGCGAATCGCCTGCTTATGGATTCGGAACTACTGCCGGACGCATCGTTGACCGCAGGGAAGCGTATAGAATTGCCAAAGATGCAAGACAGCTAAAGACTCCAACAAGTCAAGAAGAGCAATTCCATGCAAATCGTGGTGTTTTGCATAGCAAGATGTACGACTGCTCAAAAGATGCCGGAATAGATTGGTCAGAGTTTTCTAAAGTTGCAAACGAGCAATTAAGTAAGATTGCAAAACAATAATAGGAAAGATATACATTTTTAATCATGGGAGGAGCACCAGAATCATCTAATCAGCAAACGGAGCCTAACGTAGCTTCAGATGCTTTTAATTTTCTTGGGCCTCGTGAACCAGTCCCTCGCGCACATCAAATGCAATCTAAACCAGCACAAATTGCGGCTGGCATATACAACGGAGCAATCGCACCAACGCTTGATTATATGGCATCACCAATGGGCCTTGCTACAACAGCAGTTCCATTTGCTGGACAGATCCCTGCAAGACTAACACAGGCAGCGTTTGTTCCATCACTAGCAAAAGGTGCATATGAGTCTGGAAAAGAAACGCAAAAAGCATTAAACGATCCGCAATCGACCACACAAGATATAGCTACCGCTGCATCCGCAACAGTTGGTCAAGGAGCTGGTGCATTAATGGGATACAAGGGGGCATTAGAGTCTGGTGCTGGCAAATATCTTCCCAATAAGGGGGAGTCTGGATCAGTAGGACTAGGAAGTCCGTCTTCACGGATGAAAGAATCCATAAATGCTATTGATGAAGGGCTAGAAGAAAAGCCAGCAACTCCACTAGCTCAATACCCAACATCAGAACAAGGATTTTACTCGCAGCTTCAAAAGGTTTTGCATGAGAAAATGCCAAATAATGCGTCTGTGGATCAGATTCGCGCCATCATTGACCCTGCAAAGGGTAGTGGCGTAAAGCCTGACGAAATCAAATGGAGCAATTTTGAGGGATTCCTAGAGGGCAAGAAGAGCGTCACCAAGCAAGAGGTTCTGGACTACTTACGCAACGAGGGATCGGTGAAGTTTGAAGAAAAAACTTCAGGCGGGTCTCAACCACTACTTGAAAAAGCAAATCAGGCAGTAATTGAACAAGCAAAAAAAGAAGGTTTTGGAGATTCTAACGATTACGCTTTGATGGCCGCAAGGGGTGAGTTATCTGAAGGACAATTGAAATATATGTCTCCACAAATGCGTCCATTAGTAGACGAATTGAAATCTGCTTACGAAAAAAGAAATCAAGAACACAAAAACGGAATAATTCAACCCAAATACGCCCAATACACCCTCCCCAACGGCGAGAACTACAGGGAGGTTGTGCTGACGATGCCTAAAGAGGCAACTGAATGGAATGGCAGGATTCAAGAACGCAATGGAAGGTGGCTTATTTTCAATGAAGGTGCTGAACAGCACATGCAGTCTTTCTCTACAAAAGAAGAAGCAGAGCAGGCATATAATAAACTCAAAGAAACAAAAATAACGCCCAAGAACGATTACACCTCCTCTCACTTCCCCAACATCCCCAATTATGTAGCCCACATGAGGCTTAATGAGCGTCCTGATAGCGAGGGAAACAATGGATTGTTCATTGAGGAGATTCAGTCTGACAGGCATCAAGCGGGACGGGAGAAGGGGTATCAAAATCCTGAACGATTGAAGGAAATCAGGCAACGGATACACGAAATCTCTAAAGAAAATGGGGTTAGTAATGTTGACGAGTTGCTAAAACTTGAAGAAACAAATCCAGAGTTTAAGGCATTGTCAGAAGAAGGAAAATTACTCAACCAGCCTAATGCAGTGCCAGACGCTCCATTCCGCAAAGATTGGCATACACAACTTTTCAAGCGAGCCTTGCGTGATGCCGTTGATAAAGGACATGATTGGATTGGCTGGACTAGCGGAGATACGCAGGCTGGACGATACGATTTGAGTAAGCAGGTTGATGCACTTAAATATGTCAAAATGGATGATGGAACATACAAGGTTCAGTTTATCCCAAAAGGCAGAAACGGAGAATGGTCATCATTGGGAAACAACCTAAAAGACACTGATCTTGCCAATAATGTAGGAAAAGAAATTGCTGATAAAATCGCAAAAGGGGAGGGAGAAAAAGATTCATTCTCTGGATCAACTATATTGCGAGGATTTGACCTAAAAGTAGGTGGCGAAGGCATGAAGGGTTTCTACGATAAAATGCTTCCTAATGAGATTGGCAAGTATGTCAAAAAGTGGGGAGGAAAAGTAGAAGAGGGAGAATTGGATAATCGGCAACCCGAAGACAACGCTTATTACGAGGAACCAAAGCCAGAGCATTTCACCCCAATTTGGAAAGTAAAAATCACGCCTGAAATGCGTAAGTCTATTCAACAAGGCGGACAACCGCAGGTCAGCAAAGACACAGACATCTTTGCAAATCTAGTGTAATCAATAACCATTGAAACAAATAACGAACTAACCTATACATTACTTACTTATGCCCCTGCGATCCTGCTCATCCCAAAACTGCTTTAACCGAAACGTATCTGCCGAGGTAAAGGCAGGAAAACCAATCAAACAGGCCGTAGCAATCGCTTATAGCGTGAAGCGAAAGGCGAAAGCTAAAGGAAAATAATTTATGGCACAACCAATCCCACGCAAAGAAGACCTGAAGCCTATTAGCGAGGCTGTATGTATGTTTATTGATCATGGCTTGTTTCTATCTCAAGCTCTCCGTCTCGCTCAAGACTTCAAGAAGGTCTATGTTTAT